CTGGTGCTATCAGTAAATCAGAAAATAGAGCCGGAAGATCCGGTTCGTCCGGCGGAACAAGCGGCCTACTAAGCGGTATTGCTACCTCAGGAGCCGTTGGCATGGTTGGCAATATACTCAGCGACTTAGCAACAACAGGGGTTGGCAGTGCTTATGGTGGAGAGGCGAGCATTTTAGCAAGCAGTGCGTTATCCAGTGGAGCCATGGGAGCTGCAATCGGTACCGCTATAGCACCAGGCATTGGAACGGCAGTTGGTGCACTTAGCGGTGCTTTATTGGGTTATATACAAGGACAAAATAAAATTTTCGAAGCAAAAGACGAAGCCTTTAAGAGTTATTACGAGGAATTGTATAGCACCGTACTAGATAGTCAAAATCAATCACTTGCACTGGGTTCGGGTGTTGCGTCGACAAGAGAGGCAAATAGAATTTCCTTCTCAACACTTCTAGGCGGCGACAAACAGGCAAATGAATATCTTAACTCTTTGACTGATTTTGCAAGTGTGACACCGTTTGCTTATGATGAACTAACTAATATAAGTAAGGTGCTACTAGCCTATGGATATAAGCAAGAAGAGCTACTGCCCTTGCTCGAAAAGGTAGGGGATGCAGGTTCGGCCTTAGGAATGAGCTCAGAGGACATGAAATATGTTGCCACCTCCCTAGGACGTATGCAGACAACAGACAAGACTACTCTCGAGTACTTAAATCCACTTTTGGAGCGCGGTATTGATGTGTGGGGATATCTTGCCGAAGCATCTGGAAAAACAAAAAAAGAAGTACAAGAGATGGTACATGATGGATTAGTGCCAGGTGGTGAAGCAGCGAAAGCAATCGCTGATTACATGGGTGCTGATTTCGCGGGCAACATGGAAAAGCAAGCGCAGACCTATGCAGGGCTTGTAAGTACGTTAGGGGATGCGCAGACAGAACTTGATAACGCCATAGGTGCAGGTTATAACTCCACTCGTAAAGGCGGTATGCAGGATCAAATTGACTGGTTAAGTGGCGAGAATGGCGAAGAGATGCAGGATGCCTATAATAAAATAGGGCAGTGGAAAGCATCACTAGAAAACCAAAAAGAGCAATACCAGCGAGATGCAATCGGATCTGTAATGGATGGATCTTTAGCTGAAAGTTATAATGATTCCTCACAGAAAGAAGCACTTGAAAAACTAATAACCGAATATAAGGTAGCACAAGCGGATTACTACGATGCTTCAAAACTTGGAAATGAACAAGGCTTGCAAGAAGCTGGCGCAGAAATGGGAAGAATTATTGCAGAGGCTCAAGCTATTGCAACGAATGAATATAACGCAAGTGATGGTGCACAACTTTTACGTGAATCAAACAAAACCTTAGCTGAAAACATTAAGAATGATACCGCTACTCAAGAAAACTATTGGGATGCAGGATATTCTATGGGACAGCAATTCACCTTGGGATTAGCATCCGCACTATCGGAGAGTGAATATGGGAAATCGGATGAATTAGATTCTATAGTAGATACCACTGGTCGCTCTTTAACTCCTGAACAAATTCTGCTCGCAGAGGATAATAAAGGACGTCTCAGAGCCGGCAACGCAACTGGTCATGCATACGGGCTAAATTACGTCCCTTACAATAACTATCCTGCAATGCTACATGAGGGCGAAAGAGTATTAACCGCCAGCGAAAATCGTAGTTATGGTGGGGGAGTGCAGGTAAGCATTACAGGCAACAATATTACAGTGCGCAGTGATGATGATATCAGAAAAATCGGAGAAGAAGCAGCAAGACAGGTAGCGCAGCAGATGAAGCAGGCCTATGATTTTTCAACATAACGGGGGTGATCGTATTGAGAAAATTTATATTTAAAGATACCAAAAAGAATAAGGAAATGGTACTCCCTGTCACACCGCCAAGCTTCGAGGTATCGCACGGAATCAACATAGAGACCATTAATATACATACTCTTGGAGATGTGATCCTTCCGGGGTACGGCACACTCTCAGCAATAAAAGTAAATTGCATGTTTCCGGCAAGAAAATACTCTTTTAACCAGTCAGGAACCAAACTTGACCCATATGACTATATTGAAAAAATTATAACATGGTGCGACAACCATACTATTTTAAGGTTTATTGTTTCGAACACCACCGTTAACGTGCAAGTAGTTATTTCGGACATATCATACGGCGAAAAAGACGGATCAGGGGATGTATATGCTACCGTTAGTCTGCGCGAATACAGAAAATTGACCGTGGTCCAAACAAACAAAACGGGAAACAGTGTGCGAGGAACAGAAAAAACCACAACGGGTAAAACGAATTATGTAATCAAGAGCGGAGACACGCTGAGTGCGATTTGCCGAAAACATTATGGCAATGCTTCTCTTTACTCAAAACTTGCAAAATACAACGGAATAAAAAATGCAAGTTTAATATATGCAGGCAATACGCTAAAATTACCGGATAAGAATTTATTGTAGGGGGCTTTACATGATTAAATTACTTATTACAAATAGTAAGGGCACCTTTGATATAACACAGCTTGTACAGACCGTTACATGGTCAGGGGACTATCAGCAATGCGCACGAACTCTTTCATTTGATATAGCCTCATCATATATAGACAAAAACATTCCCGCAGTAATCTGTGAACTCGGCAACGGAGTGACACTGCTGAGGGAAAATCGCACACTGTTTGAAGGGTTTGTGCTTGAGAGGTCAAAGGATACAGGGAACAGCTTAATAAATATATCCTGCTATGATAGAGGAATTTATTTAAAACGTAATGAGGCAACCTATAAATTTAAAAGCACAACTCCTGAAGCAATAGCAAAGAGAATATGTGTTGATTTTGATATACCGGTAGGGTCAATTATAACAACCGGTATAAAAATTACTCGAAATTTTATAGGGATAAGTCTTTACAAAATAATTCAAACGGCTTATACACTTGCGGCAGAGCAGACCGGTAAGCAATATATGATCAGATTTAGCGGATCCAAATTGAATGTCATAGAAAAGGCTGTCACTGATGAAACGTTAATAATCGAAGGTGGTAGCAATCTCATGTCTGCATCAACAAGCGAAAGTATAAGTAATATGATTAACCAGGTTGTCATATACAACTCAAAAGATGTCCTTGTGAGGACGTTGAAAAATGTAGAAGACATAAAATCCTATGGGCTTATGCAAAGCTATTTAAAACAACCGGACAAAGAAGATATTACCCAAAAGGCTAAAAAACTTCTTGCCGATAACAGGGTGATCCAAAAAATTGTTATCAACAACCTCGGGAACATTGCTAATATAACTGGGGGGACGGTGGTAGTCCGTGAACCACATACCGGGATATATGGATTGTTTTACATAGACAGCGACATCCACACGTGGAAGCTTGGGCAGTATTATAACAAACTGACGGTGAATTTTAAGAATATTATGGACGAACAGGAGGCCGGCTCCTTGCCAAACAAGAGCGGAGAAAAAACAGGCACAGGCACATGGGATTATCTAAATAAGCCAGGAGGTGCAAAAAATGGAGAATAATCCGTTTTCGGGAATAGTTAACGCCATTCGGGAGGACAGCAGAACACTGATACCTATTGGCCATCGTTTAGGGACCGTAATCTCTACTGTGCCCTTTACGGTTGATGTGGCCAGTATCACACAAGACGAAGAGGCGTTTTTAAAAAACGGTGCAATAACTAATTTTGAGGTGGGAGATAGTTTGTTTTTAGTCCCCATTGACGATGAGCAAAGGTACATAATTATTTGCAAGGTGGTGGATGTATGAGTATTTTTCCAATAATCCAACCACAGAGTTCTGAAACTCAGACGGATCTAAAACTGTATAAAGAGGTAAAATGGGATTATGAAAAAAACATCCCGATATATGTAAACGGCTCCCCTGTCATTGTTAGCGGCAAGGAAGCCATTTTGGTTTGGGCTTGGAAAGCGCTCCAAACATCGAGGTACCGCCATGATATATATACATGGGACTATGGGTGCGAAGTAGAGTCACTTATTGGCCAACCGTATTCGGATGAACTGAAACAATCTGAGGCTGCCAGATATGTAAGAGAGTGCTTATTGACCAACCCTTACATAACCGGTGTATATGATATAACAGCATCATTTACTGGAGAAGTAATGAGCATAGGATGTACCATTGAAACTATTTACGGGGAGGCGAACATCAGTGTATGAGGATTTAACTGTGGAAGAAGTTAAAAGCACCATAATAGGTCGTATAACAACAGATATTGATACCAGGGAGGGCAGCTTTACCAACGACATGATAAGTGGTATCGCCATTGAGATATGGAAACTGTATCAATCATTGGATGCGCTTATACCTATCGTTTATGTTGATGAGACATCTGGTGAGTACATTGATAAACGATGCGAAGAATATGGCATTAAAAGAAAAGCAGGGATAAAAGCAATTGCAATATTGTCTTTTACTGGAACTGATGGAACGGTGATTCCGAAGGGAAAAGTTTTTCTAACGGCTGAAGGATTGGAGTTCTCGACCGATATGGCGGTGACTATCACTTCCGGTTCAGCCACTGTGACTGCGACAGCGGCCGAAATCGGCGATATTTACAATGTGACTGTCGGAACTATTACGAGGCAATATGCAAATTTGAATGGATTATCATCGGTAACTAATACCGCAGCAACAGGAGGTACCAATCAGGAGACAGATGTCGCTCTGGTTGCAAGGCTATATGCCTATCTGCAAAAGCCTGCTACCTCCGGAAATGCAGCGCATTATAGACAATGGGCACTCGAGGTTGACGGTATAGGAAATGCAAAGATTGCTCCTTTGTGGGATGGTCCAGGAAGCGTGCGGGTTTTGGTTGTCGGAAGCAATAATGAGCCTGTTGGCACTGCCATTGTTGAGAATTGTGCAGCTCACATCGAAGAGAACCGGCCCATAGGGGCGACGGTAACAGTGGTCAGTGCTGTAGGACTTGAAATCAATGTTGATGCTGCGGTAACCTTAGAAAGCAATACTACCATTGAAATAGTCCAGCAATCATTTATAAAGGCGCTGAATGAATATTTAAGAAGTATAGCATTTGAAAAATATGTAATCGCATACAACCGTATAGCCTATATACTGCTTGATATCGAGGGAGTAATTGATTATTCGCTGCTAACAGTAAATGCGGATATTGAAAATATTACAGTCGGAGAGAATCAAGTACCAATTATCGGTACAGTGGAGGTGTCATAATGGCATTAATAGATTTATTGACTGGCAACTATCCTAAGAGTCCGCAGGTTGTAGGATTGCAGGAGGCGCTTGATTATTATGCAGAGGCACTCAAGGCAGCTAAAATCGATCTATTTGATCAGTTCCACGTCAAAACTGCAACCTGGGGACTGGCATCATGGGAAAAGTCATTAGGCATCGAAGCCGATATATCTGTATCAAACGATTTTAGGCGTGAACGTATATGCGCAAAATTACGAGGCACTGGCACGATAACTAAGGCGATTGTTGAACAGACAGCTGCAGCATACTCGGGAGGAGAGGTTGAAATTATTGAGCATCCGGAATCAAACAGTTTTGCCGTTAAGTTTATCGGCACTCTTGGAATCCCAGCGAACATGGCTGACCTTACATTGACTATTGAAGAAATCAAGCCGGCACATCTTGGTTTTACGTTTGAATACACTTATCGGAGATGGGGTGAGATATCAGAATATCTTTGGGGCAATGTAGCCAATAAAACCTGGTACCAATTAGCAACAGAATAGGAGATGATATAAATGCTTAACACAACTAATTTAAGTCTGCAAAAACCGGAGCCGCTGATTGATAATGTTAATATAGGAGTTCTTAATGATAATATGGATGCGATTGATAGCGCTCTTGGAAATACAGCTATTTTCGAAACTGCAAGCGGTACAGAGACTGATATCACGCTGACAGGCATTACTTTATCGGATGGGCGTTCTAAAACTTTTATCGTTGCCGCAAATAACAATGGCGCAGGCACTACGATAAACGGTAAGCCACTATATAAACCAGGCACAACAACAGCGCCGAAGCTAATTGCAGGTAAGGCTGTTACAATCTGGTATAATGGTACAAATTTTTTTATCAAAGCTAGTGCAGAAGGTGATTCAGTCGTTGGCAATGTACTAGCGGGTAAAACCTTTTCCAACGATGATGATACCGGATTAACTGGCACAATGCCGAACAATGGACCGATAGCAGCAGAAACTATAAATCTCACCACAGAGGGGGCAGAGTATACCATTCCTGCTGGATATCATAGTGGACTTAGAAAAATCAAAGCGGCAATAACAGGACTGATTGCTTCTGTAATTAAAGCCGGAGTGACAGTAGGTGGCACTCTTGGTACATTCACAAGTGATGCTACGGCAGTAGATACTAATGTGCTAGGTGGGAAAACTTACTATAGGAATGGTGCAAAAGGAACAGGAACAATGATTGACCGTAGTGCAGAGAACCCACACCAAATTCCACCGGGTTTGGAAACTTACTCTGGTACAATATATGCAACAGTACCACAAGGGTACTTTTCTGGTGCTTCATTTCTTAAGCTAGTTGACCCAGACTTTGCACCTCCTAATTTTCTTGCTACGACGAATATGTTTGGTTTACAAGGAGCTATTCCATTACTTGGTGATGAAGAATACAGCGGATGGAGAAGAGCTGACGTATACCAAAGTTCAATTGATGGTAGAATACATCTACGCATCCCATTAGGGGCATATTTAACACCTAATGCATCACAAAATGGACAGTTTGGCGTGTTCTATGATGATCCAGACTTTATTGCCCCTAATATTCTCAATACAGCAAATATTGCAGGATTACAAGGCACAGCAGTAGCAGGTAAGAGATATGCTAGTGGTACTCTTGCACCAGGCGTAAATGATGTATGGATACCAGGGACGGTAGGTGGGAGTGGTTCATCTACAAGTGTACTTAGACTTATTGTCTCTGGTCTAGCATTTAAGCCTAGAATGGTTAGAGCTTACCTTATTTCTAATCCAAATATATTTGTTATTGCTACTGATAACCCAGCGGAGACTAGCTATGGTAAAAATGTAATGCTTCAACAAGAAACAAACTTACCATATCTTTTTAAATTAGATGGAACAAACATATATATGGTTAATGGTGGATTTGCAGTACCTGTTAAAGCTCCCTACACGGGTAACTGGCAGTGGGAAGCATGGGAAGAATAAGAAAGGAGATACAATATTATGACATTAGTAATTTATGATAACACGGGTAAAGTATGGAACCAAATGAGTGGAAATTATGATAAACCATTAGGTGGAGTTCAATACTTAGAAGTAGAGGTCCCAGCAGACCGTTACGTGGTATCAGTGAACGTGGGAGCGGTGCCGCACGTCGCAGTATTAAGTCCTGCACCTAGAGACTTAGTGGCTGAAAAATTAGTGGAACTAGAGGAGCGCGTAATTGCAGCAGAGGACAAGGTGCTTATGGGGCTAGAAGCCGCGGTCGAGATATACGAAGAAGTATATCCATTCTTACCATAACAGAAAGGGGATAAAGCCATGGCTATTGAAAACGTTGCAAATATCTATTACGAATTATACAAAGCAGGGCGTCGTACGATGAAGACGATACCCGCAAACCAGCAGGCAGAGGTTCAGGCTTTAATTGACGCCGACGCAGCGAAAGCAGCGCAGACCGTACAACAATAAGGAAAGGGGCTTGCTCATGTTTTTAGCAAAAATACGCTTAATAATAGCATTATGGAAAGGGGGTGAATACACTATGACCGCATTAATTGACAGCTACGTGGCGCTTATCATGGCAGGGCGTAGAACTATCGACCAGGTTCAGGCCAGCGTAAAAGCGGCGGTACTTGCAGACCTTAACGCTATAGGCCTGGATGGTTATGGAAATCCGTTATAAATAAATACATAAAGTGGAGCCTTAGGGCTCCTTTTTTAATGAGAAGAAGGGATGGAATATTATGAAACAAGTAGCATTATTTATATTTGGACTTTTAGGCAGTTTTTTGGCTAATCTACTAGGGGGGTGGGACATGTTCTTGCAGGTTCTTATCGGAGTTATGGCAGCCGATTTCATAACAGGGTTAGTTGTTGCTGGAGTATTTAAGAAATCGAACAAGACAGAGACAGGAGCCTTATCAAGTAGAGCAGGATGGCAAGGACTTTGTAAAAAGGGAATGACATTAGTAATAGTTTATGTTGGTGCAATGGTAGATAAAGTATCCGGTACTGAAATAGTGAGAAATGCAATCATTATCGGGTATATTGCCAACGACGCTTTATCTATAGTTGAAAATGCCGGACTTATGGGAATGTGGGTACCGAAATTTTTAAAAGATGCTATTGAAATTCTTAAGAAAAAGTCAGAAGGTGGTACGGATGAATAAACTACCCGAAAGATGCAGTGATCCACAGGAGTTGAATAAGCTGGTCCGGACGATGCTTGAATTAGCATTGGAAGATATCCGGAGCCAAGGAGTGAATCCCCTGGTAGTAGAAACCTACCGGCCACAGGAGCGGCAAAATTATCTGTACTGCCAGGGGCGAACCATTGCAGAGTGTACTGCAAAGGGTATATCTAACAGCTTCGCCAAGGCGTATTGTAATCCAAACGGAGGTAAAAAGCCTACAAAGACGCTCAATAGTGTACATACAGCTCGTAAGGCTGTCGATGTAGTACCTCAACGTATTGTCAATAAGAAGATGGCTGCCATTTGGAATGTTAACGATCCACAAACGCAAATTATTATTAAGACGATGGAAAAGTACGGTTTCGAGGCCGGAGCTAACTGGGATAACTTCGTAGATAGCCCTCACTTCCAAGTCAAGGGAGATTTTACTACGGCATTCGATGCAAAGCATACAACTCCATACGTGACGAAAGCCATTCAGACAGCTTTAAACGAGCGCAAGTGCAATAACCTTACCGTAGATGGTAAATGGGGTCCTGCGACCACTGAGGCGGTTAACGTATTTCGGAAGTGCCAGGGATATAAGACAGCTTTGGGACAGATCGGAGCAGAGGCATTAAGAACATTAATGTCAAAATAGGCATAAGATAACCCCGGTCATTTAGTTGATCGGGGTTATCTTAAAATTATCCTGCACCACTCCTTAAGGGTAGCGTATGAGAGGAGCATGAATATTTATTGTACTATTCAAATAATGAACCGTAAGAAATATTTATACCATTTACCGTATTTTCATCCATGTCGTAAATCCAAAAATCGCTCACGCCGCAATTCGAACACCTATATGAAACATTTAAGTCTGATATTTTTGTATTTGAATATTTTTTTAAGCCAAACATAGGTAAAATATCTTCTTTACTTTTATATTGAAATTCTTCAGTAATAGTTATCCTCTGCAACATATCATTATTGAATTTATATTCATATGTTCCATTGTTATAATACAAACTTCTTATAGTATATTCAACTTCTTTTCCAAGTAGTGATTGATAAGATTCATAGTTCCATTCGTCAATACTATCTGGTTCCCCGAGCATTTCTATTAGTTCAGCCTCTGATACAGTTCTTTCGTTATCAACAATAAACCGCGTGGCATCAAAGAAAACATCTATATTGACTGTTTCTGGGTCAATCTTGGTCTCGGAAGTTTCTTGTGTTCTAGTTGCTTTTTCCACGGGTGAGCTATTGAAAATTAAATTTAAAAATAATATACCAACAATCAATAAACAAAATGAACCAATAAATGATAAAGCAATGATTACTGAAGTAGGTATACCACTTTTTTGTTTCTGCTGGTACGGCAGAGTTGCAGGAGCACCACAATTAGGGCAAAAGTTTCCATTATATACAATACCGCAATTAAAACATTTGACGTTCACAGATTGTTCCTCCCTTGTATATACCAATGCTTACCAATAACATTATAATGCTAACATGTTTATTTGTAAATATGTATATTAAAGACATAAAGATACCCCATGCACCAGTATTTCTCCTGATGCACAGGGTTTCGATTCAGCAGAACTTCTATCTTGTCCGAGATAATAATAGCATAGACAGGAGCAAATTGTAAATTATTGATAATGACGAATTTCTTCCTATATATAGTGCAATTTGCACATACAAAATATATTGTACTTTTATAACATTCGCTACCGAAATAGTATATAAAGTACAACTATTTCTTTAAAAAAAAGTTGATATTATTATCTTGATCAACAATGATTTTATCTATCATTCCAAGCCAAAAAACTTTACGTTCCTGCAGTGTAAACGAATTATATAAGATGGTTAAATCATTCTCCAAAAGCATGTTATATTTCACAGTTGTGTCCGGTTGTATAAGAGTTGAAGAATTTAATTGTGCCGTCAAAGTATTGTATTCTAATTTATATACATCTTTTTCTATTAAATCATCCAAGTACAGATCTTTTAGTTTTTCTAACCGTTTCTTTATTTTAATAGTATCGTTCTTTTTGATACTGGTTATCCTATTGTTTTGTTCCATGTTTATTACCTTTTTCCTTATTTCGGTTTTCAAATTATTCAGCAAGAAATCTTCAACAAGCTGTTCGTTGATTTGCCTGTTATGTGAGCATTTATGATTAATTAACGCTTCTTTACATCTATAATAATGAAATTCCTTCAATCCAAGCTTTTGTTCTTGAATAGTAAAGCAGCATGACATATTGTGATTACATTCCTTACAAAAAATTAGAGATGAAAATAGGTATACTCTGCCTGCTACTAATTGATTTTTAAACTCTCTAACTTCTCTATGCTTATTTATTCTGTAGAAAAGATTTTCGCTGATTAATGGCTCACAAAAATTCTTTATGCCCCTGAACTCACCGATATATATAGTGTTCTCAAACATTCGCCTAATCGAATAGTCATATATCTTATAATTGTACTTTTCCCTAGCCATTCTTACGCATCCCATGATTGAATGGTGTAAATCATAATGGTTAAAGATATCGGTAGCAATATGTTTTGTTTCATCATCGATTAATAGTTTTGAATTTATGATTTTATATCCAACGGGTGCCCTATTAGCCGGAGTTTCTCCCTTGGATCGCTTGTTTTCAAATACAACCTTTATTCTTTCACTGGTGCGATCCGCTTCATCCTGGGCGATAGATAACATTATATTAATATGCAATCTACCATTTGCCGTAGATGTATCGTAGTCCTCAAATATTGTTTTCCAGTTGGCTTTGTTTTTATCAAGTATTTCTTGAACCTTATAATAATCTGCTATGTTGCGGAACCATCTATCTAATTTTGTAAAAATAATCAGATCTATTTGCCTAAGTTCCACATCTCTTAAAAGCCTCTGCATTTCCTTCCTGTGCGATAGTTTTTTCCGAGCCGTTAATCCGGCGTCTATATAATAATCCACAATTTCAAGATTGTTTTTTCGTGCATATTCGGTTAATAGATCCTTCTGAGTCTCAACAGATAAACCGTTAATACGTTGTTCCTCTGTACTAACACGAATATAGATTGCGCATTTTGTCATGGTATCACCCTTTATATACAAGTCAGAACACTTTCAATATTAATAAAATGAGTTCTGCCGCATTCCTTGATTTCTTTTTTAATTAGTTCTTTTTCAATATCATTAATTGATTTTGAATTTATTCGAAGTTTATGTTGCTGAGATACGGACAAGATTTTGATTTCATCAATAGGCACGCCTTGCATGTATTGGTTTATCTCATATTTCAAGCTATCGAAACGGTATTCTATAACCGTTTCGGTGACTCCAAATAATTCCGCCATATCCATTCTGAATGTTCTGATGCTTGACGATGTTGTAAGACTGCCGTATCTATTTTTTATGATTGGAAGCAAAACTTTGCACGGTACAAATAGCTCTGATGCCCCCTCGTTTGCTTGCCACTCAATAAATGCATCTTGATTCGCATAAATCTTGTCCATGCATTTAAACGTCTTCCTATTATAAAATCTATGCATTCCCAAATGCACAACCTCATGGCCGCAGTCACGATTCCGCTCCAAGTCAGATCTGTGGCTATTAAGTAATATTATATCGCTCATATTTTCATCCCCAACAACAGCCATCCCGCGCAGTCCTTTTGTTTTAAATGGTACTTGTTCTACCTTAATCCCCACCTTAGCACAATATCGAACCATATTAAAACCAATCTCTGTTTCGCCCATGCCTAGATAGCTCCTTATGTCATGTATCTTTTCATATAATTCTGCCTTGGTATAATAATTTCCCATATATTATTTACCCCCTCTTAGTCTTTTAATCGTTTCTAATGCAAGTTTAATATCATCTGGATCAATTCCGTTTTCCTCTGCCTCCTTTGCTAAACTTAAATATATATTACTTAATTGCATTTCTTCTTTTCCAAGTAAATAATCAACGGTAACACCATAAAAATTAGCTAATTTTAATAAAATTGTAGAATCGGGGTTCCTCAAGTCACGTTCATAGCCACTTAATGTATTTGGTGCCACGCCGAGCTCTTCTGCAACATCTCGTTGCATATAGCCCCGTCCTTCTCGCAACTCTTTTAATCTCTCTCCTATGCTCACCACAATTACCTCCCAAAAATTTATTTAAAAAAATCTCGAAATAAAGATTGACAAATCGCATGGTGAGATTTATACTCTGATTATACCACTAATCAATACATATCTACACCACCAATTATATATTATGTTCAACCCACTTTTACATTATAAATCGCAATACGCGACGTGTCAATGCAAAATATGAGCATAAATATAGGTAATTGTACCCAATTTTAATGAAAGGAGGATGAAAATTGATAGAAATAAAAGAAGATAGCTGGAAAAAAAGAGGAGAATTAATGCGCACAGCCAGAATTAACAGAGGCTTATTACAAAAAGATGTAGCAAAATTATTAGACGTAAAGAGTAATACTATTGCAGGGTATGAAGCAGGAGTTAGAAAAATTGATATTGACGCTGCCGTTAAGGTATGTTTATTTCTCGGAATTGATTTCGCTTTGTTTTGTGGATTAAATCGCAATTTTAAGTTTGTGAGAATTAATAATGAGAATTAAGCTGGAAAAATATTTACCCGTAAACAAAGACAAACAGTATGGCATATTTTATAGCAAAAGATTTGAGGTGTTTATATGATGCACGGCGAATTCAATCCTGATATTTTTTGCAGAGTAATTGAGCAAATCCTTAACGAAAGAGATGAAAATACCGTATTTAGGGTAACGTTGATTACCGAGGAAGAGGCAGAGGATATTAGAAAGCGGCAAGATAAAACCGCATAAGCGGTTACCAATGGACAAGCACAAGAAAGGAGAATGTAATTGAACAAACCAGAACAAAAGTCAATTACCTCATTAGAGGTAGTGGAAAGGAGTACATATTGAATAAAACCCAAAAAACTCACTGGAATTAGCAAAAGAAATGTTCAGGACCAGGAGCCGGATATTCTGTGTTGGATTAATCATTCATCTTGTAATGTTTATTGCTGGTGAATATGAAGACGACCACATAGACGATAAATAAGAATGTTATTGAACTATATAGAAAGGAGAACCGTAATATGTGGATGTCAAAGAAGAAAATCAAATCTTTAAATAAAAACCTAAATAAAAAGTTTGATTATTTAGAAAAGAGAATTGCTGACCTTGAAGGGCAAGTTCAAAGCCAGCAGTATACATTAAAGCAATTCATTGATGCATCAAATGCTAACATGAAGAGAATGACAATGAAAGGGTCTACTTCTGTTCACGGTAAGCAGGATGTAAAAGTTATTGCTGATAGAATAGCAGAACACCTAAGGGAATCAATTAGTTCGTATTAGTCAACTTTTCGTATTCCTGTAATGTTACTATGGCCGCTTGCGATGCAACCATTGCAATAACATTATTAAGTCCAGCCTTATCAACAGGATACAATTTATTAATACGTTCTAAAACATTAGCTTCAAGAATTTTTGTAGTATCTTTATCTAGCATGTCGCATTATTCTCCTTCCATACATATTTCAGCTGCCAGACTGATAAGGAGATTATACCACAATATAACAAAATATACCAAATAAGGAGGAAATTATTTGAACGAACTACAAATTTTTAATAACAAAGAATTTGGACAAGTTAGAACAGTAATAGTAAATGACAAACTTTGCTTTATAGCATCAGATATTGCCAATGCTCTCGGATACACCAATTCAAGTAAAGCAATAAGTGATCATTGTAGGTGGGTAACGAAATGTTACATACCGCATCCACAAAGCCCAGGCAAATCCTTAGAAGTTAATGCAATACCGGAAGGAGATTTATACCGCCTCGTTTCTCATAGTGAATTGCCATCGGCAGAAAAGTTCGAAGCATGGGTATTTGATGAAGTTCTTCCTTCTGTCCGCAAAAACGGTGGGTACATAGCAAATCAAGAAAATCTATCCGATGCAGAAATTTTAGCAAAGGCCGTATTGCTCGCAAATAATGTTATTGCTCAGAAAGACAAGCTCATAGCAGATATGAAGCCTAAAGCAGAGTTTTTCGATGCTGTGGCAGATTGTAAGAATGCTCAGCCGATGGACCGAGTAGCAAAGATTTTGGACATGGGTATAGGTAGAAACAAACTATTCGATATTCTGAGGCAAAAGAAAGTCTTAGACCGCAACAACATTCCATATCAAGAATATGTTGACCGAGGATATTTTAGAGTGGTGGAGCAGAAGTTCACGAAGCCTACAGGGGAAATACAGATTAATATAAAAACCATGGTGTTTCAAAGAGGCATAGATTATATCAGAAAGTTGGTAGCGTAGAAAGGAGGGACAAGTATATGTCTGAAAACGAAAGAATTGAGCTTCTAGAAAAAGAGGTCGCTGAACTAAAAGAACAACTTGGATCTAAACGCCTGGTAAATAATTGGGCTGCACTAAGGGATAATATTACAAATCGTTTGTATGATGCATTTGAAACCAAAAAAATGACACCACAAATCTATCAGTGTCAATCTGCTATATCGTGTCTTGTTGGAAAATCATTCTGCAAGAATAATGTAACCACATTATCCAAATCCGAAGCAGAAGAAGCTGAGATTTTTGTTAGTTACATATTGAATTTTCTTACAGAGACACGAAAGAAAAATACGCTTCAGGATCCTGTTAGAGGTTACGAGCGAAAAGCACTTTAGAAAGGAGGGACAAGCCTTGAATAATGGGTGGTTCTATAGAACGTTTATATGCGGACATTGGTTTAGCGGACAAATAAAAAAGGAAAGGCAGAACAAATGGTACGGCTTGGGAAGAAAAAGGCACTACAGAGAATGTCAGAAGTGTGGAAAAAGATTGTTTATCGACTAGAAAGGAGGGACAAGCCTTGAAACATGAAATAGCTCAACTATCTGCAGGCATCATCGCAGGTATTGGTATTATCGCAATAGTATTTCTGGTCGCATTAAAAGCAGAAGATATTATTAAGCCGGTTCCTTTTCTTTTCGGGATGGCTATATCAGGAGCGGTACTTTATCTGGATAGCTTGTGGATAGATAAGCACTTTGTTAATGGGGAATGGGTATAACAATTAAGATTTAGTTCACCAAGGAAGGAGAATTAATTTGAATATAGTCAGTTATGGCGGAGGAACAAACAGTACTGCAATGCTTATAGGAATGTATCAAAAAAATATTCCGGTAGATCTAATTATGTTTGCCAACACAGGCTCTGAAATGCCTCACACCTATCAACAAATAGTAATTATGAATGAATGGCTTAAGAAACACGGAATGCCAGAGATAACAATTCTTGAATATGTAAACAAAGATGGAGACAGGTTGACTCTTGAAAGCGAATGCCTCATCACAAAAACACTTCCTTCGATTGCCTACGGATTTAAGACCTGTTCGTTGAAACATAAGAAGTCAGTACAAGACAAATATTGCAACAATAATCAACGATGCATTTGTGTGTGGTCACATGGCGAAAAAGTTAATAAGTACATAGGTTTTGATGCAGGCGAAGAAAATAGAAAAACTAATGCTTTTGCAAGTAATCTTCAAGACAAAAAATTCAATGCAATATATCCACTTATTGAATGGGGATGGTACAGAGAGGATTGTATTAGTGTCATAGAAGCCGAGGGATTGCCGTTACCCGGAAAATCAAGTTGCTTCTTCTGTCCTTCTATGAAAAAGCCTGAGATCAGAAAATTAAAGCATGATTATCCAGAATTATTTGATAGAGCTATAGCAATCGAAGAGAATGCAAAAGAAAACCTGATAACAGTCCAGGGGTTAGGACGTAATTACTCATGGAAGAACTTTATGGAGTATGAAGATGCTCAGGTGGGAATGTGCCTTATGTATGATACAGAGAGCGATATACCATGCGGATGTTACGATGGTTGACGGACTAAACTAAAAATTTATCAAGAAAGGCTAATACCATGGATTTTTATATATGGCTACTATCGATAAAACACTTTAGGACCAGTGTCAGTGAGTGCGAAGAAGCTTTTAAAACACTGCCGAAGTCCGAAA